CGCGTCAACCTATAGTCTGGACATCACGGACGCCGGAACTGATGGACAAATCATTGTCTGCGCGGCTTTTCGAGACGCCGACAACATCGACGTGTTAGATGCAACAGCAAATACCAGAGACAGCCCGAGCGTGACAGGCAATGCTGGGGACATGCTGTGCTGTGTTCACGCAACGGTTTATGACCCATCGTTCGGAACCTTGACGGCACCGTCTGGAATGACGATGATCGAAAGCGAATATATAGATGCGGCTGACGTTGGCATGGGTGTGGCATACGAGGAACTCAGTTCCAGTGGCGCAACAGGCACTAGGACATGGGATAATCGGTTTGATTCGTGGGAATTAGCTGTCTCGTTCGTGATCGGTGCAGCTTAAAGGCAATGCCACGCACTCTACGAAGAGGGTAGACACACTAAGAAGTAACCAGAGACTCGGCCCATAGAGGTCGTTGAGGAGAAACTAGAACTATGTCACTTGACTATAAAAATGTAACACGCTCGATCAATCGCGGCGACACCTTTAGCTTGGCCCAGAAGCGCATCATGCGCCAGCTTGTTCAGGCCATCGACGAGGGCCTCGATCTTATCGCGGACTTCACTGACGTGAACTACGAGTCCAACCAGCTCCTAGAAGGCGGTGCCGTCTGGCTGCAGGACTTGGACTTTCTGGTCACCCCGTGCACCTTCGTCATCGACGGCAAGATCTACAAGTCCCTTGAGACGACCGTTACCCTCGGTACCGCAGACGCCACGCACCCCCGCATTGATGTCATTGTAGTCAACAAGGATGGCACAGTAGAGGTGGTTGCAGGTACGGCTGCTGCAGATCCAGTTAAACCTGAGATCGACGCTGACGAGCAGGTCGAAGTAACCTTCGTTACTGTGGCCTCCGGGGCCACCGCGCCCTCCAGCGTAGCCAACACGGACATCTATAAGGAAGACACCGAGTGGACCAGCTCCGTTGTGGGCAACGTAGCGGCCGACGACACGACCGACCCGTACGCCGGGACGAAGGCCATCGCCTTCTCGCAGGCGGATAACGGGGATCGAGTACTGCTGACCTCAAGTGGCACGGTTAATCCCGCCGACATGGACAGCCTGTTATTCCGCATCAAGAACGTGTCCTACGGCGATAGCAGCCGTAACCGTATCCGCATGGCGTGGTATTACAACGACACCCGCGTATCCAACTGGGTTGATCTGCGGCATGGAAGCTATGGCTTTGACGGCCGCAACACGGCCGAGTATCAGACGATTGCTATCCCGGTGGGTAACTTCATACCGGATGGCTCGACGATTAATCGCCTGCGTATTCAGGTAGCTGCGGCCACTGGCCAGACGCTTTCCTTCTACCTAGACAACATCCAGTATCAGACGGGTGTGACTGCGGTAGATACCTCGGACTATGCACGTCTGTCGCGTAACAACGTATACAAGAAGGCCCAAGGCTCCAGCATCACCACCCTTACGGACGGTGCCACGGTGTCTTGGAATATGAACACGTCCAACGTGTATAGCCTGACGCTTGGAGGTAACCGCACTATTGCGGCCCCGACCGACGTCCGCCCCGGCTACACTTACATCCTGCTCCTCAAGCAGGACGCTACGGGAAGTCGTACGGTCACGTGGAACGCGGTGTTCAAGTGGGCAGGCGCTACGGCCCCGACCCTCACCACTACGGCCAACGGCGTAGACGTGTTGACCTTCGTCGCTGACGAGTCCGGCAACCTCCACGGTAGCTTGGGCATCGCCGAAAGCAGCTAAACCACACCCTAACCACAGCAGGTAAACAAAATGGCAGTTAACTACAAACCCTTAAACAGAAGTCAAGAGTGGGGCACCGACGCCAAAGGTGTTATCCGCCGTCTGTTCGGCTTGGCCGAAACGGCAGCAGATCCCTCCACATCCGCTACGATCAGCCGGTCGGTGGTTAACCGCACCCTTGCTGGTAAGGTCAGCGCAGCAGACGAGCAGGCTTTCCGCTCGCTGTTCGCCGGGCTTCGGACGGCGATTGATAACGACGACACCTCGTACGACATCAAGACGCACGTAACGAACTGCGCGTTCAGCTCGTCCCGTAAGACGAAGATCATCAAGAACATGGCGCAGTCTGTCGTTGACATGATCTCCGCCTAATAGGAGAATAGCATGGCAGCAGGTGACACTAAATGGTTTGCGGCCTACCTTGAGCGCGTCTTCGATTTCGGAGAAGCGGACTGGGGAGCCACGCCAAACACAATCAAGTGCGCTCTCATCAAGAGCGCGGCTAACGGCGGACACGACCCCTCGGTCACGGACGCCTACCCTACGTGGGGAGCTGGTGGTAGTACCGACCTGTCTGCCGCAGAGGTAACCCCCGGCGGCTCTTACAGCGCCGGAGGTGTCTCGGTCGCAGCTCCGGGTACCACGCTCAACAGCAACGTTATCGAGCTGGATCACGGCAACCCAGCCTCTTGGGCACAGGACGCCTCGAATCCGACCAACGCCCGGTGGGCCATCTTCTACGACGATAGCACCACCAACAAGGATTGTATGTACTTCTTTGATCTGGGTTCCGACAGCGACATGACGACTGGTGAGCTTTCCCTGACTATGGGTTCTCCGGCTCTAACCATCACGTGCTCTACGTAAGGAGTGACTAATGGCTAAGCTTACCCTTACAGACATTGGCATCGGCGCAGCGCCGGGTGATGGCACCGGAGATCCGGCCCGTACTGGTGGCGGAAGTATCAACTCCAACAACACCGCCATCGAAAACGCCATCAACGAGCTGGCGTCTCGCCAGTGGGAGATAGACAACACAACAGCTACGCTGGCTCTGGGCGAGCAGTGCATGTGCACCTCGCACGCGGGCATTACCAAGACCCTGCCAGCGGCTACGGCCATCGTGACGGACGATTACAACCACATCATGGTGTGTAACTTCGACACGAACTCTAACGTAACCATTGATCCCAATGGCTCCGAAGAAATCTTTTTCGAGGGGGCAACGCTCGGGGCTGGCGTGGCATACACGCTGTCTCCGGGCTATATGGCCCTGTTGGTTCTGCGGGCATCTGGGGACTGGAATCTTGCAGAGATTCCGATGAAGGCCCTGACGGTCTCGGACCTAGACGACGTTACGATTGGCGGCAGCCTCGCTTCTGGCGATCTGCTCAAGTGGAACGGTTCGGCGTGGATTACTAACACACTGGAGGAGGCTGACGCTATGGAGCGCAGCGTTCCTGCTACCGAGTCCACCCCGTTTGTAACGCATAGCACCAAGGCCGCCCGTGCTTCTGGCACGGAGAACATCGACTGCGAGAACGAGCCTAGCGTCTACCTGCCTATCGGCGGTAACAGCGTTACCATCAATCTGGACGTACCGGCCCTGTCGCTCCCAGAGCGCGGGCTGGCAGACGTTAAGCTGGCTGGTAAAGTGTTTGTCAAGATGAACGGAGCCTACAGCGGACTGACCGTCACTACAGACGCAGGCACTACCATTGGTACATTCCCCAAAGGAACGGCCCCGTCAGCTAATGGCGAGTACGCAGTGTTGGTGTGGGAATGGTTTGACGACGGCACCACGGATTTCATGTGGGCCGAGTGGGTTAACGACGCATAAGCTATGAGCACTGTAACTGGTCCCTACGAATGGTCTAACCTGTACAACGCCGTTGGGTCTGGCGACGACCCTTGGACTAATGTCTCTAACATGCTCACCGATACGGGCACAGCGGCCACGTCTAATAGTCTGGCGGGGTATCCAGACTACGAGATCACTGACGCCGTATACTTCTATAACTGGCAAGGCCGTTCGTTTATACCTAACAACGCTGTTATTGAGAACATCACCATAGACGGTAGCGCCCAGTCTGGGGCTACGTACTGGGCATACTACCAATCCGGCAAGTTCAGGATAGCCTTTCCGGGTAATGTCAAGAGCGACTCTCTTGAAGTTGGTATAGACCTGAGCGGGGACTTAACTTACTGGGGAGTATCTAACGCGCAGGCGCTCACCTCGATACTGGCTACTTCATACAGCTTCGGTAATATGCAGTTTTATGTGCAGAGTGGCCAGAACAGCTACACCATGGGTATCAAGCGCATGAGAATGACTGTTACGTGGAGCGAGGCCCCTCCGGGCGGAGCAATTCAATTAGGGAGTTTTGGATAAATGGCAACAGCAGTACAACGAGCTAAGCTAGTGATCGACAACCTTTGGGACGACGATCTCGACGCCAGCGTAATCATTCCCGCCATTGAGGAGTACCTCAACGTGGTTGGGCAGGGTACATCCAACGCAGATTTGGCTACAATGTTCTTGGCCAAGACCAAGCAGCTGATCCGTCAGCGCATGCGGGCTAACGGCGAGCGCCGTAAGGCTGCCGCAGTACGCGCAGAGGTCAATCAGGCTGGTGAAGACGCGGCCAACAAGCTGCCGTAACTATGGAACTCAACGCAATCCTCGACAAGCTTGGAGCACGGGAACACGACTGGCGTCGTGAGGCCCTTAACCTGTACGATCAGGGTGCCTTTGACCGAGAGGTTATGCGGGAGCTGGACCTGACCCCGGAGATGTGGCGGGTGCTCACCGAGTCACCGAACTACAGGGAGTTCAGCGAGGTAGTAGAGATCGGCCGGGCATTCAGCGCCGCTTGGTGGGAGACCCAAGGGCGTAAGAACCTCAACAATTCGAAGTTCAACACCGCGCTGTACAAGTCCATGATGAGCAACCACTTCGGTTGGTCGGATAAGACCGAGCAGTCTATGACAAGGCTGGACTTCAGCAACCTGAACGACGACGACCTGTTCCGCACGATCAAGGAGCTGTCGGCGAAACTGGAAGGGTCGACTAAGACTGGTAACATTCAAGGTTAAAGGTGCGCCGGGGGCCTTGCCGTTTTACGGTGCCTCCCTCCGAGGCCCTCGGCCCACCGCTCATACTAGGAGGCAAGTATGACACAACCTACCAAGCTCTCGTATGCAGAGCTAGAAACTCTGAAGGCCGCTCTTGAGGAGCAGGTCAGGAGGGTAGAAGAGGGAGGCCACTTGGTACGGTGGTTCCCGATGTCGGGACCCTACTCGCACGACAAGTACCCCAAGCACATGCAGTTCTTCGAGCTTGGGGGTGACTACAGAGAGCGGCTATTCATGGCCGCTAACCGAGTAGGTAAGTCGGTGGCCGGTGGGTTTGAGATGACCTGCCACCTTACAGGGATGTATCCCGAGTGGTGGAACGGGAAACGATTTGACCGTCCGGTAGATTGTTGGGCGGCTGGCGACACAGGCCAGACGACCCGAGACATTATCCAAGATGTACTGTTTGGATATCCTACCGGGGTGCTGGGATCTGGAATGGTTCCGGGCCGCCTGATAACTCAGGTGCGCCGCAGAGCAGGTATCCCCGACGCGTTCGATACCGTGCGAGTAAAGCACGTATCTGGTGGGGAAAGTATCGTAGGGTTCAAGTCGTACGACCAAGGAAGGCGCTCATTCCAAGGTACTGGTAAAGACGTCATTTGGCTTGACGAGGAGTGTCCGCAGGACGTGTACAACGAGTGTCTATTGCGTACTATGACGACCAACGGGGTCGTGTACGTAACCTTCACTCCCCTCTCAGGCATGACGATGTTTATTCAGGACTTCCTTAAGGACGCGCACCGCCAGTCTATGGAAGAGGGAATGAGGATATGAGCAAGAGCGTAGTCATGGCAGGGTGGGATGACGTCCCCCACCTGACCGAAGAAGCAAAGAAGGAGATGCTGGCTGGTACGCCCCCGCACCTCCGCGATAGCCGCTCGAAGGGAATACCAAGTCTGGGTTCCGGCGCAATCTACCCGATCCCGGAGGAGGAGATTCAGTATGACATCATGGAAATCCCCGCGTGGTTCCGACGCTCGTATGGAATGGATGTGGGTTGGAACTCAACCGCGATTGTGTTCGGTGCCTACGACCCCGACCACGACATCGCCTACATCTACGACGGATACAAGCGAGGACAAGCAGAACCAGAGGTTCATGCAGCTGCTGTTCGCAAGAGGTATCCCAATAAATTCACCCTCCCCGGAACCGTCGACCCGGCAGCAAGAGCAAGCGGACAATCAGACGGAAGAAAGCTCCTTGAGCTGTACCGAAAAGAGGGCCTCCGGCTAGTACCGGCGGACAACGCCCGCGAGGCGGGCATCCAAGAAGTGTACAGCCGCCTGTCAACAGGACGGCTGAAGATAGCAAAGCACCTTACCGACATCTTCGACGAATACAGGCTCTATCGGCGAGACGAGTTGGGACGGATAGTAAAGGAAAACGACCACTACATGGACGCCCTGCGTTACTACGTTATGACGGGAATCAAGATCGCTAAGCCTATTGTTGTCAAGCAGGTACGCAACGCTGGCGGAAGAAGGTACTTCTAATATGATCCTTAGCCAACACTTCGACGCCCCCGATCTCAAGACGGATGAGGGTAAGAAACTAGACGCCATGCTGGTAGCCATGGGTGCCTCCATGTGCCGCAAGTTCCACGACTACAAATCCGCTAGGTACGACAAAGAGCGGGAGTGGGAGCGGGCTATCAAGCAGTACGAGGGGGAGTGGGACAACGACGATCTGAAGAAGGTCGAGTACGCCCTGTCGATGGGCGGTAGCTCCAACGACCCCATCTCAGTAAACATCACTAGACCTAAGACCAACGTCGCCATCGCCCGCATGAAGGACATTCAGTTCCCGACGGGCGGGGACTTTAATTTCTATCTGCGCCCGGCCGATTTAACGCCGGAGCAGAGGGAGGCGCTTAAGCAGACAGAGCCTACAGGGGCTATGCAACTGCAAGCAGCGGAGGTGGGGATGCCCACCGATCAGGTTCCGTCGCCGAAGGAGATGGTACAGTCCATCCAGACCGCGAACGAGACCCGTTGTCCCGCTATGGAGCGCCAGCTCAGGAGCCGTATGATTGCGGCTAACTACGGCAAGAAGGCTCGATTAGGTATCGAAGACCTGTGCGTAAAAGGAACGGTGGTAATTAAAGGACCCACCATTCAGGACAAGAAGTACCGTCGGTACGAGGGCGCAATTACGTCTGACGGACGTCCCATACAGGAACTTCGAGAGGTGTTTGTACCAGAGCCTAGCGTAGAGCGCGTAGATCCGCTCCTGTTCTTCCCCGACCCCTCTGCCCGGCTCCCTGATGAAATCAACGACAGCTTTGAGCTGCACCCGATGAGCCGTAAGGACCTCATCGAGCTGGCCAAGAACCCCGCCTTCATGGCAGGGCAGATCTCCAGAGCCTTAGACACCGAGCCAGACACCAGCGACATCCCCGACATCGTGCAGCGCACGTCTCGGGAGAAGTCCAACAACGCGGTCAACAACCGCTACTGGGTACGCGAGTACCACGGTCCGCTGGACAAGCACGTCCTGTTCGAGGCGGGCATGATCACCGAAGAGGACTTGGAAGACAACCTGTTCCGCCCGACGGGCGAGGTGTGGTACGTCAACAAGACCATTATCCGTATCAGCTTTTCGCACATCGACGGAGAAGACGGCCTGCCTTACAGCGTGGCCGTATACGAGAAGGACCCGAACTCAGTGTTCGGTCACGGCGTGCCCTTCCTGTTGCGTGACGCGCAACGCACAGTCAACAACGCGTACCTGATGCTGCTGGATAACGCCAGCCTTACATCGGGTCCGCAGATCGTACTCAACAAGGAAATGATCGAACCCGCTACGCGGGACGAGGACTATGGCATCGAGCCGATGAAGGTCTGGTTCCTGACCGAGTACGGCGCTAACGTCAGCGAGGCCATGCAGTTTGTCAACATCCCGGCCCAGATGGAAGGGATTGCGCAGATCATCGACACTGCCATGCAGTTCGCTGACGTGGAGTCCTCCACCCCGCTGATGCAGCAGGGGGAGATGCCCTCCGGTAACAACACCACTACCGGACTGGCTATGGTGATGTCGGCAACGAACATCATGCAGAAGGCCGCCAGCATGAACTGGGACGACTACGTTACCAAGCCGCTGGTGAATCGCTTCTACCACTACGAAATGCAGCACGGGGAAGACGACTCCATCAAGGGCGATTACGAGATCGAAGTCGGTGGCGCTACCGAGCGCATCGAGGCCCAGATCCGGGCACAGGAGATCGAGCGGATGCTGGGTCTGGCTGGCTCCAACGAAGAGTTCATGATGCACATTGATCCGGGTAAAGCCTTCCGGGCGCTCGTGGACAACACGCGCACCGGAGACTTGCTGCGCAGCGAGGAAGAGGTTGCCCAGCTTCAGCAGCAGGCTCAGCAGGCAGCACAGGAGCAGCAAGATCCAGAAGCCATCAAGGCACAGGCCGCGCTCATCACCGCTAACGCTCGCATGGAGGAGGCACGAGCTAATGCACAGGCACAGAACGCTAAGCAGGAACAGGCCGCTGTTGAGGCGCAGGCTAGGTACCAGAGCTTCGTTGCCGAGGCACAGGCCCGACAGAACGAGGCAGCACTACAGTACCAGCTTGGTCTCGCCAAGATGGCTCTCGAAAAAGAACTTAGTGTAGCCGACTTGCAGAAGCAGCTCCAGCTCAAGGACATGGAGCAGCAGATGAAGCTACAGCTCAAGGAGATCGACTTCGCTCAGATGGAGCGGGAGATTCAGGTTAAAGAAGAATACGGGACGGGTATCTAATTATGTCGGGAGAGGCACCGGGCACAGTATACGAGGTCTTTGAGACCATCGAAGAGGTTATCGGCGACTACGGCGACAAGCGCCTTAAGGAGCTGATAAGAGGGAGAGACTACACGGACGCCGATCTACACATGGCCCGTGGAAAGGTACAAGCAACAGAGGAGATCATTAAGATCCTGCGTACTACGCTTGGATACGATCACACATCACTATAACTGCTGCGCCGAAAGGCCCCGCAACTAGGAGGATAGTATGTCAGAACGTGACAACATTGATGAGGTAGAAGTCGAGGAGACCTCGCTGGACGACGAGCTGGATAGCTGGTTCGAAGACGGGGACGAAGACGACGAAGACCAGTCGGCAGAAGAGGAAACGGTAGACGAGGAAGATTCTAGCCCTTCCGAGGAGACCGAGGAACCTGACCCCGACAACGAAGACCCAGAAGACGACGCTACCGATACTTCGGCAGCCTCGGCAGAGGGCGACTCTACGGACAACCGTGAGACCGAGTACCCATACGATTGGATGGGAGCGCTAGACGAGGACTTACGCAAGGAAGTAGAGAAGATCGTTCATAGCGAACGTTCCCAAAAAGGAAGAGTGGCCGCCTTGCGCCGCCAACTCGACGAGGTACGAAGCGAGCAGGAAGCTCGGGAGCGTACCGTATCACAGGCCTCCGCTACCGCCGCGGCTGGTGATAAGAAACTCGAAGATATGAACGACGTGGAGCTGGAGGAGTTCTTGGAGGAGTTTCCCTCCGTTGGTAAGAACGTACAAAAGCTTATCGATAGGAGACTGGAAGAGGAGCTTACTCGACGGGTGCAACCCCTAGAGCAGCAACGCCTCCAACAGGATCTCATGGAGCGCCGTCAGCGCCTCCGCATGGAAGCAGAACGTATCTTCAACACGGTTGAGACCGGAATCGATCTTGATGACGTACTTTCGAGTAACGCCTTCCGCGAGTGGGTCAACGAGCAACCAGCCGAGTACAGGCAGTTCGCAAGTACTGCCGAATCTGTAGACGCAGCAAGCAAGGTGTTAGAAGACTTCGCACGTTACGCAGAAGCTCAGGTCGCAGCTCAGATCCCGGCGGACGCCGAGGAAGAAAGTACCCAGAAGGCCGATACACGGTCCGCTGATCAAACTGCCGCCCGCAGGCAGCAGGCCCGGAAGGGGGCAACCCCCCGGTCCAAGAGTGCCGAACTAACCAACAAACCGGGACAAGGTTCCTACGAGGATTGGTTCGACCACTTTGCTTCAGGCGGCGAGTAATCAACCCATAAATCAAAAGGAGTCCTTAAATGGCTGCTACTAAATATGGGGACATCAACCAACGTACGGCGGCTTACGCAGAAAAGACGATGCTTGAGCATGCCGAGCCTATCCTTGTTTTGGAGAAGTTCGCGCAAACCAAGCCTCTGCCGAAGAATACTGCGGATAACGTAAAGTTCCGTCGTCCGATCCCCTATAACGTGTCTACGTCCCAGTTGGTTGAGGGCGTGACTCCCGTGCCGAAGCAGATGCAGTATGAAGATGTATCGGTGTCTATGGGCCAGTACGGTGACGTGATCGAGATTTCTGATCGCGTGGCCGACATGGCTGAAGACCCGGTGCTTCGCGATGCTGCTATGCTTGCAGGCGAACAGGCTGCTGAAACCAAGGAGCTGATCATGTGGGGCGTGCTCCGCGCTGGTACCAACGTCGCTTACAGCGGCACTGGCACCCCGGCTGCTCGCACCGACGTCAACGACGTCATTACGCTGGCTTTGCTGCGTAACGCGATCCGTAACTTGAAACAGCAGCGTGCTAAAACCATCACGAGCATGGTCTCTGCTTCTCCGAAGTATGCTACGGAAGCTGTCGCTCCGGCGTTCATCGCTTTCGCGCATACCGACGTTGAGCAGGATCTGCGAGATATGGACGGTTTCACTCCGGTTGAGCGGTATGGTTCGTTCCAGCCCGTCTCTGACCACGAGTGTGGTAAGGTCGAACAGACCCGCTTCATCCTGTCCCCGGTTCTGGAGCCGTTTACCGGCGCTGGTTCTGGCACGGCCAACGGCTGTGTCACCACGGGCGGCAACGTTGACGTGTACCCCGTCGTAATGGTCTCCAAGAACTCGTACGCCACGGTTCCCCTGAAGGGTGCTGGCTCGATGTCTCCGCGTGTCGTTACCCCCGACCGCATCGACAAGAGCGACATCCTCGGTCAGCGTGGTTACGTGGGCTGGAAGATGTATTTCGCGGCTCTTATCCTTAACGAGGCTTGGGTGCAGCGCATCGAAGTCGGCGTTACGTCACTGGCATAAGGAGGAATAGATAATGGCTACTTATTATCATCCGAAAGCTAAGGGCAGTAACCCCGGTGGTGATGTTGATGTGTTTGGTGCCGGTTACAACGGCATCCGCATGGAGTGCATCGAACTTGAAGTTACTGCCGCCCAGCTGGTCCTGAACAACACCTTCAACTTTATCAAGCTTAACGATAGCACCGTTATTCTTGGTGGTTGGGTTGAGTTCGACGAGCTGGATTCCCACGCCACTGCTACCTTCGAGTTCGATATTGGCTTGAAGGACGGCACGACTACCGACCCGGACGCGCTGCTTAACAGCGGTGTGATCTCTGGAGGCGGTCCTGCCAATCTGGTGTTGACTGCCGGTATCGGTACGGCTGTTGTGACTAACCTTGCTATGGTGGCGGATTACACCGTCTACGGCACGGTTATCGCGGCTCCGGCCACTGCCGCTGCTGGTACCATTAAGCTGTGTCTGGTCCTTGCTGACCGTTCCAGCGCTAATGCTGCCGCAGTCTAATCTTTAGCAACCGAGACGGGGAGCTTCGGCTCCCCCTCTCACCAACTTGGAGGAAAACACTATGGCGGATCAGGCCACTCCCAACGAAGGGGACAGTGTTATTTCTAGGGCTACCCTAGAGAAGATGAAGAAGGACGAACTGGCAAAGTTCGCCTTTGCGATGTACAACCTTAACCTCGTCCCTGAGCAACAGGATCGGCGAGAGATGATCGACCAGATTCTCAGCGCTACCCGCACGTTCAAGGGTAACACCGAGATGAAGGTAGTGAAGGCAGGCGATACCACGACGCAGGTCCCGCCGGGCTACGTTAAGATCAAGGTCTCCCCCGGAGACTACAATCCTAACAAGCGTCCGATTATCGTTGGCCTGAACTTCAAGATGGCGTCGATCCCCGTTAACAAGGAAGTGATCATGCCGGGCCGCTGGATGGCATGCCTCGAAGACGCCGTGGAGCGGCGCTACTTCGTGGGCCGGGACGATCATGGGGACGAGACGTTGGATTGGACGGACCAGCATAAGTATCCGTTCAGCCTTCTGGTCGACAACAGATAACGGAGTAGAAGATGACGTATCTGGAACTGGTACAAACTGCCATGAAGCGGGCCAAGGTCCGCTCGGGCGTGCCGACCACGCTGTCTGGCGCGGTAGACGCTGCGCTGTCTTTCAAGGAATACGTGGGAGACGCGTGGCGCGAGCTGCAGGAGGAGACTCCGAACTGGTGGTTTCGCCAAAAGCTAGACCAAACCATGATTGTGCACCCTGCCTATAGTGCCACTCCGGATACGTCAGATCTGATAGCTCTTAATATCTACCCAGACCCTAACATGACGGGCAGCGGTATTACGTACACTGATGCGTCGGGGCTGTGGTCGTTTACTGGCGGTAACCTAGTCAGCGACGACTCTGGGCTAGGCGGAATGATAGAGATAGACCAAACGTTGTCGCCTAATACTACCTACTACCTGACCGTAGTGCACAATACTATTCCATCCCCGGATAGAGAGTTTTTAGATGTGTACGCTGACGGTAGCATGCTTGGTCGTATTTTAGACGGCGGTACATACACGTACACGTTTACTACTGGGGCCACGACTACTGATACCATAGGGTTTGAAAACGACAGGGTTGGATACCTAACTAGCATCAGCAACGTGTACCTGTCAACTACAAACCCACTGGGCAGCGGAGACGAATACAACATGCCCACTGGTCTGGAGACAATCAACTACCGCACCGTTACCGTCTACGAGACGGCTAAACAGGACGAGACTCCCGTCACTAAGATGTCTTATGAGACGTGGAGGACGGTCAAGGACACGCTTGAGACCTCAGCGTCGCGCCCCGAGTATATCGTGGAGCGTCCCGACGGAGTTCTTCAAGTCTGGCCGGTACCTGACAAGCCCTACACCCTGCGTTTTGACGGCGTGTGGGAAATAGACGAAATGACTGTAGACGCAGATACCCCCGGATCTAACGTGTCTGGGGGTACGCTGCTTCCTGACCGCTTCCACTGGGTAATCGTGTACGACGCGTGTCGTCGTTTCTACGAGGACCACGAGGATGCGGAAGGCATCCAGAAGATGCAGAACAAGTACCTTGCGCAGAGAGCGCGGCTGTCTGAGAAGCAGACGCCGCCGATCTACGTTCGCCCCGGCGTGCTTACCGGGTGGTCTTGGAGAGCTAGGAGATACTGGTAATGCCAGTAACGCTTGTCGAAGCATTTAAGGACCCCGGTCCTCTAAGCATCCCAGCAGGCCAAGGGCTGTGGCTCAACCCCTCAAGGTTGACCGCTCCGGTTGGGTCGCTTACTGGCGTGCGCAACTGGGAAGTTGTAAACGGCGCATACGAGGAATCGCAGGGCCTGACTATCGTCGGACCCACCCTGTCGGAGGGACTGGATGATTTCTGGCACGCGGCCGTAGACGTATCCGACTGTATCACCACAGGTACGCTGGTGCAGGGAGACCTGCTCTACTGGTATGCCAACGACGGCGTAACCGTAGCTGGGTCCGGGCGTATGTACTACGTGGAGATCGGCGTGTCCACGCTGTACATCACGCTGGACAAGGTGGCTGGTATCTCTCCGCGACGGGCCACGTCGTTCTACACCAGCAACGGGGCCACCATTCAATACACCGGAAGCTCGGACTTCTTCATCTACCAGAGCAGGCTGGGCCTGTCTTGGGCAGATTACAAGGGTCCCCGCTTTCTTGGAGCGCTGTCTACCGCACAGCGCGAAGCAGACGCTACGTGGGACCAGTTCAAGCCCGACCCCTTGGGGGTACAGGGCATCTCCGGGGTGTTCCAGTACCGCGATTCTACGTACGCGGTGCGGGATTTCTTCGGCGGACGCTTCGAGGACGGCGCTGAAGAGCCGTCTATCGGCGACGAGGTAGAGGTTGACTACGGCTCGGCAGACGGAACCTTTACTGCGCTGGTTGCTGGGTACGAATTAACCGACGGTAGCTGGGAGGGAGGCGATGCAGAGGGCTATCTGTACCTGTATCCGTCGTCCAGCACCACACTGGAGATGTCTTATGTCGATAATTGGGACGTTAGCACGACGATCACGAACAATACTACTGGGAACACTCTTGGCAGCACTCTTGCAGACGGCAATCGTCAGTACCAAAATAAGGGATTGCTCTGGAAAAGAGACGTAAACGACCGCCAAGGCGGTTGGAAGTACGTAGATCTGGGCTATTCGCTGTCCTTTAGGGCTGGCAAGGTGGCCCCCAAGGCCGCCAACGCCCCTCTTATCACGTCAGATGCAGTAGATTCCGTCACTGATACTGGATTTATCGACTTCTTTAGCCCCGCTACCCAGTATCCGACCACCGGAACGTACTCTGCGTGGACAAATCTGGGCAATGTGACGTCTGGTACCCCCGGTTCGTACGCTTCTACTACCGTACTGGCCAACGACAAGTCCCGATTCATGTCTTTGCAGATTAACGGGTCCCAAATACCCGGCAACTACAAGGTTTTGGGTCTGGAAGTGCGGGTTACGGCCCACTGCACCACAGCAGGCAGCCACGTTGTCATCAACAAGGTCCAGTTGCGCAACGAAAGCGGCTCGGGCCAGTACCTGTCCTCCAACAGAGGCGACAGGGACTTCCTGACCAACACTCCGGGCACCCAATACGTGTACGGAGGCCAGTTGGACACGTGGGAGCTGGACGTAATCGACCCCGACGTGCTACAGGACGACAATTACTACGTCGACATACAGTTTGAGGACGTCTCTGGGGCGTCCAAAGTCGTAAACGTGGACGAGGTATTGGTTAAGGTCCATTATGCAGTCACCGGCCAGCAGGTTTACTTCTACGATGGGTCTGGAGACGTTAACGAGGCCTTTTTGTACGCTTATCAAGTGTTCGACGGAGACTGGAGCACTGACGACGCCGAAGGGTGGATGACGATACAGCTACCTACCGGTTCCCCCTCAGCTTCCTTGATTATTCCGGGCCTAGAGATACGTACGGGTGCTGGTGGTACCGGTGACCTGATCGCGTACACGCGTACCGTCAGCAAGAACCTGCTCCCCAGCACCGAAGAGATGGAGTCGGCCAACGCCATCTACCAATCTCGGGTTGCCACCTTCTCTGGCGACGACGATGCGGCTACTTTGTACGCCGCTACTGGTGCCAGTCCGGCCTTCATGCTGGACAAGGATGACAGGTTCTCCTTTATCCGCCTACCGATTGACAGGGATAAGGACAAGCCTAGGTACGTAGAGTTCCACAGGAACCACCTGCTGCTGGCCCTAAACACACACTTCATGGCGTCCTCTATCGGGGCACCGAACAACTTCAACACGTATGACGGGGCCACTTCGTGGAACCCGAAGGATACCATCACTGGACTAGCGGCTGCTGCCAACGGCACCACTATGGTGGTGTGCGAGGACTCCATACACGGCTTCGCTGGTAGCGCAGCCTCTGGGCAGGACCCGTTCAACCTGAAGATCGTCACCGACAATAGCGGTGCCCTGCCCTACACGATCACCAACCTGCTGGGTAACGTGTTCGTGGACTACGCAGGTATCACTACGGCAGACATCTCGGACAAATTCGGAGGGTTTGAAATTGGACGACGCTCGGCGCACATACGTACGCTACTTCGCCGTTTGCTTGGTAGCAATGCTCTTGATATCATTGCCGGTAACCGCATTGTAGCTGCTATTCCGGTTCGCAAAAAGAACCAATATCGAGTATACTTAGCTAATGGGGAGATCATCGTAGCGACCTTCCCTGATGACCCCTCACAGCCCTTGCAGTTTACCCGCCAGAACTACACGGCGTACCAAGAGGGCGGGCAGCGTGGCTACGAGGCCACGTTCGCACCCACGGCAATCGACTCTTCGGTCCTGTCCAACGGAGACGAAAGCATTGTGATGGGTACTCAGCTGGGTCATGTGATGCGCATCGACCCGAAGTACATGGACGTGCTGTCGTACGCCGACAAGCGTACGGACCAGCCGGAGCGGAGAGACACCTTGTCCACTTGGAAGTTCTTCAAGTACTTGGACTTCAACCCGCTCCACGCACCAGACCCGTCCGCCTTGGTGGACTACAAAAGTCTGGAGCTGTACCTAGAGCACGCGGGCTACACCCGCCTGAACCACCTGTCCGGTAAGAACTACGACAAGTTCACCGAGGTACCAGACCCGGACAATCCTGACACGTGCATCGGTAACACCACCACGGTAGGAGAGTTCAGCGACTTCCCCGGCACGCTGGTGGATGATTACATGACGTGGTATATAAACACCCGTACCGATGGACTGGCTATACGGCTGTCCAAATTTGGAGGCGACGGTGCTGTACCTACCCGCATCAACAATCTCCTGTTCCACGCCGAGGTTAAGGCTGATCGCCGCAACCGGATAGACGAGGACAGGGATTACGCGGTGGATGAGGGCATCGTACCCGAGGATATTCTGGTGGTTGGGGCCACTGGAACGGCCGTTGCCACAGGCAACACTGGTACGGTTACTATGAACATGGTATTCAATGGCACTACCGCCACCGCAACGGCGGCTGGCAACACCGGTACCGTCACCCTAGCCCCAGACATCTGGACCTTCGACCAGACAGACATCACCTTTGACGAGACCTCCCCGACGTGGGATGGCTCTGACCCATAGGACTAGACATGGCACTATTAAACTACGGCAAGACTTCGGTTATCGACCCGCAGAATAAGGACCCGCAAGCGGCTAAGTCCTATAATCAGGCTGGTGCTAAGGGCGATACCACGCGCCAGAAGCAGGTAGCGGAGAAGTATCTGTTAAACACTGGCGGGTCAAACATCGTTAAGCAGCAGGGAGTCGCTGATGCAAGCTCCTCGGAGGGTCCTGTTACTCAGGGTAGCCCTGACTTCGAGAGCGACTGGGATGTCGGTGGTCCTATTACTGGTATGCAGGGAGACCCGAACGTCAGCTACTACGAGGGCGGCCAGATAAGAGCTGGTAATATCGAAGATGAGAACGCCCAGCCGCACACCAGAGATGTTACCGAGCCGGAGCTGGTGCAGAACCAGTTGTCCAACCTGCTTAACTCCAACAGCAAGTACATGCAGGACGCACGTCGGCAGGGACTGGAGCAGGCCAACGCCCTTGGTGGGCTTGGCGGGACCGTAGGTACCGGAGCTTCTATGACGTCCGCTCTTCGAGCGGCCTTGCCGATTGCCCAGCAGGATGCTGCTACCTTCACCAAGGTGGCCAGCGAGAACATGCAGGCGCTGAATCAGTTCTCTCAGTTGAACCACCAGCGTGCTACACAGCTGGCTCTCGGTGAGATGGATAGCAACACCCGCGTGATGACTGCTAACATCTCGGCCAGCGCCAGTCTGGCGCAAACCCGCTTGCAGACTGCGGCTCAGAGGGACATCGCTTGGCTTGACAGCGAGACTAAGCAGAAGATTACTCAGATGCAGGGGGCCATTCAGGCCCGCTTGGCCAAGAACCAGTTTGAGTACAACAAGATACTCACTGACATGGAAGTTTCTGGCAGGCTTGCCCAGACGCAGATGCAGGGTGAGTACAACATGGCCAATACTCAGGTCATGGGAGAGTATAACTTGGCGCAGCAGGAGCAGGTCAACGCTATGCAGCGCGAGACCAACTACACCACATCTGCTACAGGATTGTACCAAGGTTACTTGGACCGCATTGCGGCGTTAAATGGTATGGAGATGGACGACGCTGCTAGGGAGAGGGCCATTGCCAGCATTACAGAAGGGGCCAAGTCCTCGTACTCACTGCTCAATAGCCTATATCCTGAGTTAGATCCCATTGTATTTGATTGGTAAGGAGGTTACCAATGGAAGTAAGGGAGGCACGCTTTACGGATGTCAAGAACATCCTAGATTTTTTGGAGAAGTACCACGAGACCAGCAACCTGTCGGACATACCCTTTGACCGCAGGTCCTGCGCCAAGATCGTAGACTACGTATTGTCCGTCAAGGACACTCTAGGGCTTGTAGCCTACGCGGAAGGGGAACTCAAGGGAGTTCTGTTTGGGACGCTGGAACCGTTCTTCTTTAACCGCAAGAAAAGCTACGCTACTGATATCCTATTCATCAGTACTGGGGGAGGAGGTCCCCAGATGTGGCGCAAATTCAAGGAGTGGGCGTTCTATCACGGAGCTGAGCGCCTGATGATGGGCGTAAGCTCAGAGGACGCCAGAGCAGGCCAGCTATTAGAGGCCCTTGGCATGACCAACACGGGTGGAATGTATGTCCTTCGTAGTCAAAGCAGTTAAAAAGGTATTCAAGAAGGTAACCAAGTTCGTTAAGCGGGTCGTTAAGAGCGACTGGTTTAAGGTGGTTGCTATCGTAGCTCTCAGCCTGTTTACGGCTGGCGTAGCCGCAGGAGGGTTCGCCGCTTTCAGCGGTGTCAGCGGGGTAGGTAGCTTCTTTGGGGCGGTAGGCCAGACTATGGCCAACGGCTGGACGGCTATAGCCAACTTCGCCACTGGACAAGGCTTTGGCTTAGGCGCTACTGGAGGCGAGGCGCTTGGCCCAGCTGCCGCAACTACCGCAGAGTCAGTTGGTGGCATTGGCCCGGCAGCAGAAACCGTGTCAATGACTGGGGGCACCGAGGCGGCTGCTGGAGGTATCTCTGAGGTAACTACCAGCGCGGCCATGAAGGCCGGTGGATTAACCGACCCCGCAATCCTTAGTGGAGTTACTTCTTCAGGCTCTCCTGTAGTATCGACTGCTGATATGCTAGCTAACTTTAAGGCTATGGGTGGTACCGTAGAGGCCACAGGTTCTCTAGCTAAGGCTGGCGGATTCCTCAGCAAGATCGGCAAGCTCTTCACCTCCAACTCCTTGGGAGGTACGTTTGCCCGCAACGCAGTGGTGTCCGGTATCGCAGGATACTTCGACGAGAAGGATCGTAAGCGCCAAGAGTTCTACTTCCGCAACCGTACCGTATGGGGTGGCCCGGCCTTTGGTGGTACGGGGGAGGGGCTTTCGCTGCTTAGCCCACGGAAGCAGGCCCAGAGCGACGTGTTTGCCCAGACCCCGCAGGAAGAGGCTGCGATGCGTCAACAAGAGCAGGCACCTACGGCAGAGCAGACCTTCGGACAGAGCAATATGCTGGCCATGCAGCCCCAAGGGCAGCAGCAGGCACAGCGTGCGGCTAACGCACAGATGCCACAACCCACCCAGCCGCCCCCGACTAACCGGCCTCCGGTAGATCCGCAGGGCCGTAGCTTGTTGGGCATTCCTCAGAACTTGGGAGTAGCGTAGGATGGAACAGAACTTACTAGGTATGCAAGAGGAGATGCTCCCTGATAGCCCGGAGCTGCTGCAGGACCCGCAGATTGCGGGAATGACTGGTACTGAAGATGCCTCCCCTGAAGAAGAGAAGCAGCTGTTGCAAGCCACCGTTAAGCTGCGTAACTGGCTGTACTCCGAGGCTGGCATGGCAGCTGTGGCTAACGTGTTCAATCAGGATAGCAGAGAGCTGTTCGAGATTATTCCAGAGGTTGGGAAGCTCGCGCTGGAGCGCGTGCACGGGGAGATGCCCAACGCGGACCCGTCCATCTGGTTCGGCGAGAACGGCCTGATTCAACAGACACCGCCCATGCTCTTCGAGATTGCGGAGCAGATGGGGGTGCCGGGTACTGATAATCAGGACCAGCTGGCCGCGGCCACGATGGGACTGTACAAGGCTGTAGGCGAGCACATCTTAGAGATGGGGGACGAAGAGGCCCGTAAGGAGGCCGTCCGCTTTGGGACCGAGACACTTATGACTGGAGAGGACGGGGAGATGTCCACGCCTGAGAAGATAGGTGGCAAGAAGGAAGGCCCGAAGATGAACAAGATGTCGGCAGACATCAAAGGCTTGCTGGGAGTATAGTATGAGTTCTCTGAGTAGAGGTTTGTTATCCGGTCTTATGGGCGGCACCGCCGCTATGGACGCTCGTATTCAGGACGACCACAAGGCCCAACGGGACTACGCCAACAAGATGTCTCTGGAGCAGTACGCCGCACAGCAGCGTCGTATCACGACGGAGATGGAGATAGACGCTAACCGGGACATAGCTGATCAGCGGACTGCTATAGAGTACCTTAGAATCCAGAACACCAGCAGGTACTACGACATTCTGGAGCAGCAGATGGAGCTGGCCGCAGAATCTGCTGGAAGAGATCCTAACAAGCCGCTCACGCAGGGGCAGAAAGACGCCTTGTTTGAGGCCACCATCCCTGTCTTGGAGAAGATGTTCCCAGACTTAAAAGATAAAAACGCCCAGAGCTGGCAAACCTTGCCGGACAAAGAAAAGCAGGGCGTAGCCCGCATGTACATGGACAAACTACAAACTGTGGTGGACGACCCCAAAGCTACTCAGGAAGCTAAGCAGGCGGCAGCGTCCATGCAGTCCCACATCCAAGGTTACCTGACCATTGGGTTCAATCCTACCGCCACGTACGCCGACGCAGCTGGTTGGTACGAGCAGATGTTTAAAATCTTAGAGCCGCTAGCACCAACAGCAACTCAGACTCCGCCTCCTCCAGCGGGCGGCGCGGCGCGGGACCTGTCTAAATACGACCTGAACGACTAAGCCGGGGGCACAAACCAGATGGCATTTGATTGGCAAGCAGCCTTGGCTGACGGCGCTACTCCTAGCGAGATTAACGCGTACCTGTCAGAAAAGCACGGCTTCAATTATTCCGCTGCTATGGCTGATGGCGTTACCGACGAAGAGATCCTAGAGTACCTGATCGGCAAGCATGGCATGGACTACGACACCGGGCCGGAGGTGGGGACGGTAGAGGGAGCACTTCGCGGTGTTCGTGGGGGGCTTGCTATCGGCGCGGCTGGTACTATGCAGGCAGCGCAAGATAAGGCCGACGACTATGCTACGCAGGAACAGGCTCACCAACGCTTTGGCAGGTCCAACATCGCAGCAGGCCTGACCGGCTTGTGGGATTCCTTTAAGCGGGACGAGACCTTGCGGCCTACCGAAGAGACTCCCCCTCTGTTTGAGGGGTTGGACCTAGATGGCTTCAAGGAGTCTATGCGGTCACTGTCTGAAGAGGACTTAGCAGCCGCCCAGAAGGGGCGGCCTGATAACTGGGCAGGCGGTCTTTTATACGACTCTGGTACGGCACTCGGCATTATGTTGCCCTCTATTGCTGTCGGTATGTATGCACGTAATCCCAACGCAGCGCTGGCCATGATGGGCCTGCCCGTGTTTGGCGGTAAGTATGAGGAGGCCAAAGCTCAGGGGCTGTCCAACGAAGACGCGATGGTTAGATCGTGGACCGCTGTTGCACACGAGCTGGGTTGGGAAAAAGTCTTCGGCGTGTGGGACAAGGCCCTAGGAGCCACTACTGTTGGCGACGTGATTAAGACTAGTCTGCGCGAGGCGGCTTCGGAGATTGGTACCGAGACCACCACCCTTATGGAAGAACTCTTGCGGGGTGAGGAGGCCTTTAAGGATGCTGGTGAAGCAAAGGACGCTTATGGTACAGTAACCAATCCGTGGGGCTACTTGCTCACACTAGCAGATAGGGCAGGCAATGCCGACTGGGGGGCTATTGGTAAGCGCGTACTGCACGCAGGCGCTGTAGGTTACCTGTTAGGTAAGGGTATCGCTACGGCCAATGTTCCCGGTGCCCGTAAGGCAGAACGCCAACGCACTGCTGCTGAGCAGGCTATGGCTGAGCGTGAGCAGTGGTACGCGGCTCGTGCGGCAGAGGCCTTAGACCCCAATCAGCAGAACCAAACAATACCACTCGATGTCCCGCAGGAAGCTGGCGGCCTGTACCTAGGCCAGCCGGGTAAGCGCGGACAAGCCTTGCCAGACGGTGAGACCGGCGGACTAGACATAGACGGCGGCACGGCAGGCATCAACCAGCCGGGCCAGACTACTGAACCGACTACGGCACCGGCCGAGTCGTGGCTCAACATGCCTCCAGTACCGGAGCAGGCCCCCGTGGAACAAGAGCCTGCCCCCCAGACCACGCAGTACCCTGCACAGCCAGACCCGGCTACCACGGAGCGTTTGATAGATCGCTGGGCAGACCCGGCCACTAGGACTAGAGACAGTCGTGAGTGGATAGACGCTAACTCTGTTGCTGCTAACCTGTCTCCAGAACAACAGGCTGAGTGGGAGGCCTTTAACAACAGGCTTGACGAAGTTCGCGCTCAGGAAGATGAGATGTGGGCTAAGCTGCCGTTTGCTCGTCGTACGTCTGGCGACCCCTCTAGCCTCTCCCTTGATGAGATGCAAGACTACTCTGATTATGCGGAGACCCTAGTACAACAGGGCAATGAAGGGGCCGTAGACCCTGACGCCTTCGCTGCTAAGGTGCAGCGGGACATAGAGCTGGAGGGTCTTAAGAACGAGGACACCAGAACGTGGGCTAGGTGGGCCACTACAGACAACCTCAAGTCTCTTGGCAAGGGCAAGAGAGACAGGTACGAAGTTACTGGATACGACCCGTACAGTAACCGTATCTGGGTAGACTACATAACTCCCACAGGCATAGTGCACTATACGTGGCGTCCGGGCCAGTCCCTGCCGCGCCCGTACTACAAGCCACGTCCTGACAGCAAGGGAGCAGACACGGCTGAGTACAACTGGCGTCACTCCATGCTCCGCAACGCGGACGGCACCATCAACCACGCCAAGTTTACGGCCAAGAGTAAGGGCACCACGGAAAACAACTACGGGTTTGGCCAGACCCAGCTGGAAGAGATTAACACTACCGCTCAGTCTGCGCGTAGGTACGGTAATCCTGACATCCTGCTTAAGGATGTGCAGGCTGCCGAGAAGAACAACCTAGCTATCTTCGCTGGGGTACGGGACTCCGCCTTGGCTGACCGGGCGATTGAGCAGGAGGCCGCTCGTCAGTTCCGTTACGATACGCGCAACCAAACCCATCTGCGTACCGAAGAGAACGAAGCAGAGTTCATCGAACAGTTCAAGATAGAGCGACGCAAAGAGACTGAGCGTGCGCTGGGGGTTATCGAAGAAAGCATAGAGAACCCAGTAGACTTCCCGCAGGTTAAACCCCTGCTGGAGGACGGGGACGCTAAGGTACAGACCATCATAGACCGGCAGGTCCTAGACGACTTGCGCTTCGGGCGCGTGCCCGAGGGTCGGGCGTACCAGCTTACCCCCGAGGGGGACGTGCGTGTAATCCGAGCCAGACTCAACGAGGAGTTGAATGGCTACGATATGTTTATCGTGGAGATCAACGACCGCAAGCTAATCAACGACAAGTACATAGGGTCCTTCAAGGCTAGGATCGTCAAGGATGTGCGAGGCCTGTTCGAGTCTCTTCCCGGAAAAACTATTGACAAGAAGTTTGGTGTTCTGCGTGCTAGGCAAAAGGCCAAACTAAGCGACGAAAAGAAGGCGGAGGCTAAGGCAGAGGAGGTTCTGGCCCGACAGAACGCCCTGCGTGAGCAGGAAAAAGAGATCGACGCTCGGCAGCGTAAGATAGACGAGGACGACAAGCCTGCTAAACCTGCCAAAAAGCCCAAGGAAGAGAAGAAGGTAGACGAGTGGGCAGCCGCCGTCGAGGATGTGGCTGCTGCCACAGGAACTATCTCGGCTGGAACGGAGCTTACTGATACCGTACGCGTAGCCGACGAGATGTCTCCAGAGGGCGGTAAGCCTATACGCGAACTCATCATCGAGGGCACCGAGTTCTACGCAGAGAAGCGTAAGCCTGATGAGAATACTCCCCCACTGTGGATGTTGTGGCCCAAGGGCATTCCCTCTGATCAAGCCATACCCGTAGCTAGGAACCTCGAAACCCTCATGGGCGTGGTGTCCAAGGGGATAGACCCACGAGGCGTGGGCCTTATGGAGGGCGTACGTGAGGGACTGCGCAGGGGGTACGACTGGGGCACCATAGTAGAGCGCGGCCCGCAGGGAGAACTGGAGCTGGGCAAGGATAGAGGAGAGCCGCTGGGCGAGTTCACAGATCCTAACCTCACGCTCCCCACCAAACCTCGACGTGATCGGGGCGAGCAGTTGCTTACCCGCAAGGAAGAGGAGATGCGCGTTAAGCTGGCTGACGACACGCCGACTAACACGTACACCCGTACCTTTGTTAAGGATGGACGCGAGTTCTACGCTGCTAAGGAATCCGGCGTGTGGATTGCTTGGCCCCGCAACAACACCCGTGACCGGCAAGTCATCGGTAAGACGGCGGCCGAGGTCGAAAAGGCTATCGCTGCCGACGACTTTGTTAGTCGCTTTGATAAGGCCGTACTCAGCGACAGGCTGACTAGGCCCCTTACATTTAAGCAGGACCTTAACAGCGTCACCGAGGCCGTGGTTCCGGCCGACGCACTGCCGCTAGTCAGGGACAGCCGTAAAGACCCACTGACTGTCGGGGAACTGTGGACTTGGTACAACAAAAGACAGCGTATGCTGCGTGAGGCAGAGGGAGTTGGCGCAAAGAAAGCTAGGGATATTGCAGGGCGCATCCTTCAGGAGCGCCGCCGGGTGTTCGGTAAGGAGCCGACCAAACAAGAGCTGAACGCGCTCACTCTTATCATCATTGGCGGGCGCTATGCCCCTGTGGTAGAGGGTGAGGTCATTCGTCGTGAGCAGTACTTGGATAGCTTGTACGAAGCACAAGCTGCCAAAGCTCTCCTCAAGCAGAGGATCATGGATAGGCTTGATCTGGTGTTTGAGAACACAGGCAACTCCCAATACGCTACTGTACTGGATAACATACTTGAGGACAGCCCTCTCTGGGTAGAGGCCTTCAAGATGGCACCGGAGCAGTTCGCTAAAGAGATGCTGCGTGAAACGAAGCTACAGCTTAGCAAGGCTGGACTAAAGGTCGACTCCTCGGTAACGCCGGAAGTATTTCAGGAGTGGTTGGGAGAGCGAGTACGCAGGGATAGCACTAGCGGAAGTTCGGTGCTTGAGCGCGGAGAGATGATCCAGTTCACGCCGAGGGGGCAGCGTCAACGTATGCTAACCTCTGCTATTGTAGATCGCATGCTTAATAGCGGCGACCCGATATCTGAGGTCCTCAAGTCTTCACAAGTAATTGCTAACTACATTGTTATGCACAACCCCAAGGTAGAGCGGGAGCACATAGCCCCTCTGGCTGAAGAGCTGTACCGCACCTACCGTGGGACTGACGCAGGTAAGATTATTAAGGAGGCTGAGGAAAGCGAGCAGGGCGAGCTGGACCTGAAGGTTCTGGATGCAGTGACCAACGAGGTACGGCCAGCTCTCATGGAGACCATCGACCGGTACCTGACGGCACAGGATATCCGTTACAATAGGGTAACTGCTACGCCTGAAGAGCAACTGACCGAGCGGGACAGGCCTACTCCAGCCGCTCGCGTGCCTACTAACGAGGAGTTGGATGCCGCGCTAGAGTCCTCCGTCAGCTTGACAAAGGAAAAGGTCGAGCAGTGGTTAGAAGAAGACTGGGCCAAGGGCGCGGAAGAGCGGGCGTACATTGAGGCGATTAATAAGTTCTTGGCCGAGGAGATGGCTAAGGGCGAGCTGGCTATGTCCCCGGAGGCCGTCGCTAGGATAAAGAAACTTGCTCGCCTGCGCACTATCGCACAGGTAGCCAAGGGTAAGACCGCCAAGACTGCTGGGCAAGTGGCCGAGAACGTAATGGAAAGAGCGCGGCTTGAGCAGGAAGCTGAGGTACTGCGCCGTGCGCTGGAGGTCGAGGAGCAACAGCTTAAGGACGCGTGGCTTAATAATGACAGCGAGGAAAACGCTATCCAGTACGAGGCCTACCGCATCATGGTGGCCCGAGACAAGGCGCGTGTTCTTGGTGTAACGAAAGAGGAAGCTGACGCAGAGCGTGCGAGAATCGAAGCCTTGCGTGAGGGCAAGCCCCCCACGTCTGAGTACGAGCAGGCTCCAGACGGCACGTGGCGTAAGGTAGAGGAAGTAATAGAGCAGAAGAGGCTGTCTCCTGAATCCAAGGAGATGGCTGAAGAGATCGTCTACAACCTGCCGTGGTGGGATGGTGCGGTTGCTGTTAACCGTCCGTTTATGGAAGATCCTACCTTCATAGAGCTGGTAAGGAAAGACATACTGGACGGAGTGGTGGAGCTGGCTAACTCTAAGGAGTATCGCCAGTCCTTCTTGCCTCCGGGTCAGTCCGACGATAACATCGGCAAGGCCCCGAAGGGCCGCATGAATCGCGGACTCATCTCCAGCAACACGGCCGTACTCAATCTTAATGACGCCAACCCAGTCAAGCAGACACTGTTTGCTAACTCCCTGCTATCGAACAATCCTATAGCTTGGTTGGGCAGGGCAGCGAGTGCCCCCAAAGTTCTCAAGTACTTGGTGCAGTCCAAGTATGCAGGGTTGTACAACCCGCTGGTCAGGATACCGTTTCTCTACAGCAAGGAGGCTAAGTTTGCAGCTAAGACTAAGCGGGCATTGGTGGCCGAGCACAAGAAGATGCTCGGCAACATACAGCGGGCCATCAACTTGTCTCGTGCCGAGTGGGTGCTGGCTCGTCGGGAGCTTAAAAAGAACGGGTGGCGCAGGCTAGACAAGACGTGGGAAGAGGCTGTTAATGCCTACCTTGAGGGTGTTAGTGCGTCTAACGTACGCGCTACATACGGAGTGGACATTAGCTCAGCTGCTATGAAGCACCTCAACATGTTCAAGTCCTACGTGAAAGATCTGGGTATGTTGGGCGACGAGTATGGTGCATGGCGAGGCGAGAACGTTCGCGGTGCAATCATCAACGGCCGTCCTTACCTGTCCAAGACAGTGGGACAGACTGAAAAGACTAAGGAAGTACTGCTGAAGAAGCATCTTCCGAAGCTGGCGAAGCGTGCTCGTGACGTGTGGAACGTGCCTACCACTCCAGAACAGGTGGACAAGCTGGGATTGAACAGCTTGGTAAACCTGCTACGCAATGATACGCACGGCTTGTGGAGCCGGTACATAGCGCCAGCCAAGAACGACGACACCAGTAGTGAGTGGAGCACGGCAAGCAACGTGCTTCAGTTCAACGGAGGTGGCAAGGTTATTGATCTGGGTACTGGTGTAAACGGCAAGCCCTCGGTTAAACAGATACAAGAGATGTTTAGCGACGAGGAGTCTTTGGCAGCGTTCACCGATTCTCTGCGGGACGCAGTGAAAGCTACCCTCCCGCTACCCAAGGACTTTGAGGGTGCCGTAGAGGGTATGGCTTCCGACATGCTTAGTGGTTTAGAGAGCTTGGGTAATGCTGGGCGGGGTCTTGGCGCTGCTCGCTCTATCCAGCAGCAGCGTAACTTGCTTAAGTCAAACGCTGAGCTGATCCACGACTCGATGAAGTACATCCTGTCAAGCGTGTCCAAGGAAAAGCGTAGTCTAGTTGCCAAGTACATGAAAGACAACGCCACGATGATCGACTCCATGACGGTCTCCCAGTTCTTCAAGAAAGCTACGGTAGATCTGGGGCTGTCTAGCGAGGACGTTAAGCGGGCAGGGTCGTACGTTGCCTTTAACAAAGGCATGCGCGATGCCTTGAACGAGATCACAGACACGGAGACGCTGGCGGCTCGAACGGTTGAGCAGCTGGCTAAGACTACGTTCTCTTCAGCGTTCCTTACCCACGCGCTGTCGCTGGGTCAGGCTGGCGGCTGGGCACGCGTGGGACGAGGCGAGGTAAGCGAGCAGGGTTCTTGGCAGCCTATGGCTGCTGTTGGTACCGCGCTTGGCGATGCCACGTTACACATTCCGGGCAGCAAGCAGTTCATTACTGGCAGCCAGATCCGGGTCGATCCTTACGTAGCGGAATGGGTAGCCGACGCGTTCGGCGCTGATGTTAAGGGCGATCCCGGCAAGCTGGTAGGTAAGATCGTGAGCACGACGCTGTGGGCGTCGGCGATAACCAAGTACCAGAAGATCGTCGCTAGCCCGCTGGCGCATGCGCGTAACGTAGTGTCTACTCGTATCATCCACTGGAAGAACAACGCTCTGGGGTTTGGTATGGGCAGGGCTAGGAAGCTTGGGCTACTGTCCACGTTCGATCAGATCGTTGCTTCTTTTGGTAGTGGCTGGGAAGCCCGAGTAGAGTACGGAAAGCGGGATGATGTCCGCAGGCTAGAGGAGGCCATGACTCTGCGCGGTCTGTACTTTGACGGCGGCAGAGCTGGTGCTTTGTACGACGTGCTGAAGAATACGATGGGCACCACCGGTGCCAACACCTACGTGCAGAGCCTCAACTCCCTTAGCTTCTCGCCTACCAAGGCAGCACACTTCCTTGGGATGGGCGTCAAGCGTGCTAAGTACATAGCCGACGAGCTGTTCCGTCTGGAGGACGAATCGGTCAAGGCAACAGGCTTCCTTATGGAAGCGGCCAACTACCTAGAGTTGACAGGCAGTAAGCACAAGCTGTTGGATAAGTGGCTCAACGGCAACAAGATGACAGAGGCCGAGAGCGCAGCCGTAACCAAGGCGCTAGACTGGGCAGCCAACGTGGTGAGCAACACCTACCCCACGTTCTCTAACACGTCTCGCCTTACTAAGGCTGTGTCTCGTTCCCCGGTGCTCGGAGCTTTCCCGTCGTTTAGCTACGAGATCATCAGGACTTCCGCCAACACTGTTGGTTATTCTGCTTCCTTGATGCACGGCTTCGCTACTGGCACCATGCTTGACGGTACCAAGCTTAGCAGCAGCGGCCGGGCTAAAGCTCTGGCCCTTGCCAGTGTCAAGCTGTCCGGTTTAACTGCCATGTGGACGGCTACCTCGGCTGCTACGCAAGCTATCGCCGCTGGTGGGATGGCTGCTCTGTTTGCTGGTGACGACGACGAGGCTCCCGGTTTGTTAGAGGGTAACGCCATGGCTCGTCTCGGCGATCTGGAGCAGCAGAAAGAAGACCGCATGCTCAAGCCTTGGTGGGCAGAAGATAGCATGGCTGTTATCAGCAATGTTAATCAAGAGCTGGGCGAGTGGACTATGATGTCCCTTGATTACCTAGACCCTACGGGCGCGTGGCAGAACTCGCTCCGAGAAGCAGTGGCTAGGTTGCGGGATGCTATAAACTCTGGGGAAGAGTCGGTCATGACGGCCAGCGCAAAGGCTGTGTGGAACACGTTGTCCAGCCCGTTCACACAAGACGAGGTTCTGTTCAGCACGTTTAATGAGCGGCTAAACAGAACGCCTGATACTGAAAGTCTTGATGACGACCGTCTCTTGGAGAAGTGGGCTGACCGTGTTCAGGATTTCATTGCTGACGAGGATAGCAACTGGTTTGAGAAGTGGTCTGCTGCCGGGGCTGGAGCTGCGCTGGAGTCAGTGTTCCTGCCTGAGGTGGTGGCGCAGGCTACCCAGCTTAGGGACTACCTGATTGAGTTTGCCGAACAAGAGAAGCTTAGCCCCGGAGAGCGGGACTGGACGGAGACGGTAGTGCGTGCCCTGAGCCACGTTGCAGGCCTTAAGCAGACCCAGTATAACATCAAAGATGACTGGGTTCCTATGGTCAAGAGCAGGATGAGCGCTCTCGGCAACAAGGAGGACATCATGCTCAAGGGCCTAGTGTATGGCGGGGCTGAGAGCTACGAGGAGTTCAAGCACAGCTTCGATGTGTACAACTACTACAGGCGAGAGGCGTTCAGGGATGTATTCGAGACGTTACGAGTAGGCGGGGGCCGCTTAGGTCAGGAAGACTCTGACCTTATCGCGGCTTTGAAGGAAGGCTTCGTAGATATGAACGTGGCCGGGTTCAACTTAGGAGAGATACACGAAGGAACATATCACCCGCCAGCACTTAAGCGTGTGCGCGATAGGTGGGAAAGCATGTTCCAAAAGAACCAGCGGTTTGTCAATATGCCTGATAAAGAAGAGAGGATGGACCAGCTATTTGCGTGGTATCAGCGTGCCATTATAGAGGCTGGCGAGGAGAAGCTTACGTACTATGAATAACAACTCATTCTTTAGGGACCCACGTATGCGTGGAGAGTTCCAGAAGTTCCTCGGCAAGCAGTCGGACAACCGTCGTAACACTCCGGGGCTGGACTACAACGCATACGGGCAGGCCGCCAACGCAGTGGCCGGTAGCCAGAACTTCAGGGCCAACAACAAACCTAGGCAGGACCAAGGCACGGCCTACCAAAACTTCTTACGCAACAAACCTAATGAGCAGGCGGGTGTTGCCACACCGGCGCAGGCAGCTATGGCCCCCAATGTCCTGTCTATGAAGAGGAACTAGAGATGCCGCAAGACTACGAATTTGGCTACACGATAGCTCCGCCTACTCCATCGACGCGGGATAATAGCGAGTGGGGTGCTATCTACAAGGACTTCTTGGAGAACGGGGTAGATAACTCTAGGTACTTGCCGGGTGGCGGAGCAACCGCACCTACGCAACAGTTCACCGGGGGTGGAGTAGTGACTCCTCCCGCCGAGGCTGTCGGTGAGCCAGCACAAACCTCTACCAGAGATCCTAACCAACAGGCAGGCGGTAACGCTGGCGAGCAGGCCCTGCGTAACCAGAACGCTGGGTCGCCTATCCGAGACATACCGCAGCCAGCTCCGGGAGTTAACCCGGTGGATGCTGGTCAGGAGTTTATGTCTCGCTTGAATAAGGAATTTCCGGAAGGCTTGAAGGGTTCAGACCCGTCTAAGCTTGAACAGTTTCTTGCCGAGAATGGGGTGCTAGCTGTTAGTGCCTTGGGATGGCTGAGTGGAATCCCCGGAATGGGATGGCTAGCGAAGAAGGTGCAGGATTGGTATTGGCGTACTCACCAGTGGCAGAGTCCTATACCGGACGATGCCCCGCAGCCGGGGCTAGGTCCAGTAACTAACGACGAGATGTACCCACCACAACAAAGCCCGATAGAGCCGATGCAATACCGAAGGCTGGGAAGCTCTCCCTTCTACGGTACTCCTACCGGCCCTAGCGGGCGTACGTACTACGACAGGTGGGGCAACCGCGGACCATTACGCGGGGGTGCGGGCGGGGCTAACGACTACACTATCCCAGTGAAGCCTGTTGTTGATGATAAGTAGTTAGATCGTCGAGCTTGGGCAGTATCTCCAGAATAAAACCGTATGGGTTATTAGACAGCATCTCTCTGGTATCCAATACCATACGATCACCCTCGTAATTAAGGGCAGAGATTACTATGTAGTCCTGCCCTTCTTCTATTACGATTGGAGAAATGAAGATCCTGATCACGTCGTCCTTCACGTTGCTGACAACGAGCGGCAGCTCGCTGCCGATCTCTGGGCCTGACAGACTTTGGAGTTCCAGCTTGAGCATGGCACCTATCAGTCCTGTAGCTAGGTCATGTATCTGACCCAGCTTGTCCTCTGTCAGATCTTCAATATCGTCAAAGCGAAAGACCCTCTCAGGAGGGTCTTCCTTTTCGTACAGCTTGACTGCTTCGGCTGGTGTTAGACGAGGCATAGCTGCTTGCAATCCTCTTCAGCCTCCTCCATCTGGTCCAAGTACTCACGGTACTCATCGACACTGAGAGCAAGCATGCGCTGGCACAGCTCCTTAAACAACTCGTGATCAGTCTCTTCCCAGTTACCCCACTCTACTGTCTGCGCCAGCTCGACCTCCTCGTCTGTCATCTTGTACGGGTCTTTGTTCATACTACTTACCTCCTCGTAAGTTGTGCCGAATCAGTTCGGCCACCTCGTGCTTCACTTCCTTCTGCAAAGCGGAGTCCGGCTCGATGAGCCGTCCCGCCATGCGAGCAGCGGACTGAGAACCTTCGTCTTTGTATCTACGAAAGTACTCAGACGCTAACCGCTGAACAAACTTTGGATGTACTCCGCTGTTATTTAGCATTGGTAAAGATTGCTTTGTTGCCCCGGATCAGGGACTCCCTGCTTCTCATGTGGTGACCGCAGTCGTTACACGTGTAGAGCGGGAATACAGATACTCCGGTGCTTACGGTTTTACGGGACCCGTCTTCTTTGTAACGTGCTCTAACGTCTTCTGAGCCACATACTGTGCAAACGGGTTTACCTGTGCTTGGCCCGTGGGTTGCTGCTGATGGGTGCTGGGTGTCCCATGCTCGGATCTTGAGGTACACGTCCTCCAAGTCTTGGACATCCTGCTTATTGTATGCAATGAGATTGTCCCAAGCTTCCATGTCGCCTGCCATGCACGCTCGCCAAGTTTCAAATCCTCCGGAGTCATGCTTGCCACGTCCTTCCAGTAGCTGGAGTATGTAGTCCAGTCGGTTGGAGCTAAAGCCAAAGACTCGCTTAGCAATCTTAAGGGTATCAATCGGGCGATACGGGCTGGGGGGAAACATATGCGCCAGTAAGAACCCCGTGTTGAGCCGTTTAATGTCAAACCTGTCTCCGTTGTGGGCGACGACAAAATCAGCTTCGTCCAACAAATTCCAGATTCCTGCCAACATGCGTGTGTCATCTTCATCTCCTGCACTGTAGCCATCGTTGTAGCAGATGGCGTCTGCCATTACTTCGTCCTCACCTAACCACTTCGCTGCCCATGACAGGATGTACGAGTCCCTCTCCATCATGGTGGGAGAGGTGCCGCCTTTCCAGAAGTGCCACATGTACCCAAGTATGGGGGCCGTCTCGATGTCCATGACTAGGACGTTCGGGGTTTCTACTGTTACCATGTCCCCGTGGTTAAGTGCGCGGTCCACCACTCGGTTAACCATGCGGTCAACTGTACGGCGAGGTATGCCTAACTCTGCTGCTGCCTTCTTGTTACTTCCAGTGGCAAGACGGGCGGCTATAACTGCCGCCTCGTCGTACTTGCCCTCATTAGAAACGTAGTTCAGAAGTCGTTTGCTTAAGGTCTTCATACTCATCTTCTTCGTATTCTCCGTAGTCGTCGTCTAGCAACTCGTCGATAAGCTCGATGGCGTCCCGTACTGGCTCGATAGCATCGCTGCCATCCACATCCTCCAGCTCGGTGAGGGCCATGTCGAGCGCATCCCTAATTGCCAGAAGGGCCGCCCGGCCACAGGTCAGCTCGTCCATAGTAACGCTCCTCTTCTTCAAGGACCCTGTTAATCACCTCCGTCAGTGCCTCGTGTAGGTCACGAGTCGTCTTGTTGTTAACGATGATGAAGTCCTTAAGGTTATCCGTAATGCCTTTTTCCGACACGTGTTCCCTCACGGGATCAGTGCCGGGCCGCGTGATCTCTACCACCAGATCACATTCCTTAGCTTCGTCGTCGAAGCGAATGTCCGGGATAACCACAACTGTGAAGAAGTCAGTCTCCGGCCAGTACGTACGTGCTCTGGCCACGAGCAGCTGCATCCACAGGTTCTGAGTCACGTCGTCCCTGCCCCACTCAGTACCTAGGGTCTGCATCAGGTGACGGGCTGTCACTCCGCCAAACTGCGGTAGTGGGGTTTCTTTCTCGTCCCCGTGCAAGTAGTCCAGCGGGTTGGCAATGCCTGAGTAAGACATCAAGCCCTGTAGCATCAGCTTGATAGGCTCGGCCAGACTCATGCGGTGTACCCTATTACTAAGCAGGTGGCTCAACGTTCCAGTCATCATGGCCGCAGCGGTGTCCTTACCGCTGCGAGCCTTACCACACACGCCTAAGAGAAAGATGTTATCCTTCATCTTTCTTTTCCCCACCAACACTGGACACCAGCATGTCGCCCATCTGGGCTACGACACGCTCCGCCTCAGCCACCACCTGCTCTGATACCTTGTCGCTAGGGAACCAGAGTTCTGTCAGCATGTCCAGATCAAACTCGTAGCTGGTGAGCTGCGAGAACCGTTCCAGATATGCGTACGTAGGTGAGAACCACCACTGCTCGTGTACGTCCGCAGCCTTAAGCCACGCACGTTCGACGTCGTTGTGCCAAACACCCGGCCTGCCAAAGCTGAAGCACTCGTGCTCCATAAGCTTGTTATCAAAGTTGGCAATGACCGGACGCTTGTAATAGAGGGGTTCCCCTCCCATCACAGAAACCGTCTGGTGCTCCACTCCGAACTTCTCCATGATAACATGCAGTAGGTGGTCCTCAAACTCGCTGACCTGTGGGAACAGTGCCTTCACCGGCCAGATAATATCTCCCATGTACGCCTCTGCTGCGTCGTGCAGCAGGGCCTCCAGCGCGTGCTCCTCGGGCACGGCGTAGGACATCACGATGCAGTGAGTAGCAACGTGGTAGTCCTGCTTGATGTGTCCTCCGTAGCGGAGGGTACGACCGAGACCCCACGCGATATCCTCGATGTGGATCTGGTCAGGAGTGAACTCGTTCAGGTCGACGTAGCGACCGGCCAAAGTTCGCAGCACTCCGGGAACTCGAAGCTCCCCTCCTTTAGTTGCTTTGTTACTCATATTAAAACCTCCCTTGCATAGCGGCTACAACTACCGTGGCTATGACGAGTAGCGTAAGCATCATTCCTACTACCCCGGAGGCCGGACCAAGGAACGACATAACATAAACAAAGCCTATGATGGACGCCGTTACGCCCAAGCATAGGGATAAGAATGCGGCTGTACCCTTAAGTAGGGTGGTGTCTACTAGCCAGCTAAAGAATCTGTCAAGAATAGTCATAGTTTACTCCTTGGTGATCGAGGCGAGTATTGCCGCCAGCACCACCACGATGAAAAGGAACAGGCTGTCTACACCAAACATGAGTGTACCGAATATAAAACCTACTAACGCCATCAGCACCGCTATCGTAGCCGCCACGGCAGCTATACCCAAGATCATGTAACCGAAAAAGAAGATGAACCTGCCAAACCAACTCTTAAATAACTTATCCACTACTCTATCTCCTCTTTCGTCTTCTGTTTACCGGACTTGAACTCCTCGATCCACTCCTCCGGTACCCGGTCGCCGATGGCGTACTTGATGTTACGCCGCTTGCACCACGTCGAATACCTAGTCTTGCTATTCCGAGAGATCGTGTTGTCCTTGTGGAACAGGATACGAATGTCTCTGTCTGGGT